TCACGTCCGGCGCGTACTTCACGGTGCCGAAGACCAGCGGCAGCGGCTCGTAATGCCTGGCCTGATTCCGGAACTGGCTGATGGAGTAGACCGGGTTCTGGTCGCGCGTGCGTGCGCCAGGCAGCTTGGGCCCCAGCACCTTGTTGATGAGCATGGAGCCGGCGGCGTAGACGCCCGTGGCGAATATCGCGCCGGCAAGCCCACCGCCGAATGCGCTGGCCGCGGCCCCCGCACCCCATGCACCGGCCGTCGCCGTGCCGAAGCCGAAAGTGAAGTAGATCAGAGCCGCCTGCGCTACGATCTGCAGGGCCTGCCGGTTGACGGCACCGCGCACCTCGATGACCGCGCCCGGCTTCGGGCGCACATGCGGGAGCAGCTGCGCAGGCACGACATGGCCGTTGACCCGCACCTCCCAGAGGTCCGTCTCCCATCCCGGCACGGTGCGCGCGAGGAAAGCGCCCAACTTCTCGCCCGGCGCCATCTCGGCCGCGATGTTCCGCTGCCCGTCCAGCGTGACCGGATGCGGGGTAATGATGCAGCGCGTCTCGGGATGTTCCATCAGACCCATCGGTAATAGCCCTCTACCGGTGCGCCCCAGGCCGGAAGGTCCCGGACCCGGTGCAGCACCGAGACGGTCGTGCGTTCGCATGTGTGGAGAACCCAGCCCTCATGGGCCAGGTGGAAGTAGGTGCCGACATGCGCCGGCCGGCCGCGTTCCAGCATCAGCACAAGGTCGCCGTCCATCGGCTCGTCGACAGGGACCGCGTACTGCCGGGACAGGTCGCCCAGCTGAAGCGCTCCCCGGACACCACGGGGCCGGCCGTTCGGGAGCACGATGTCGCGGCCGAACAGCTCGCGCTGGACAAGCATCACCAGGTCCGCGCAGTCGAAGCTGTCCTGGCTGTACGGGATGCCGACGAAGCGCTCGACGTCCACAAGGCGCATCAGAACAGACCGGGGGCCACGTAGGGGGTGTAGCGAAGCTGCACGGCCTGCTGGCGCAGCAGCAGGTCCATGCCGCCCTCGGCGCGGGCGACGGTGCCGGTAACCGTGACGCGGGTCAGCGGAAGCGGCATGTCGACCATGTAGGTGTCGGGGTCCGCCCGGTCGGCAACCATGATCCGGGCGTAGAGCACCTGGCCGGGGAGCCAGTCCTCCAGGTCGGCCGTGATGCCGCGGCCGACGTTGTCGATCTCCAGCACGCCCCGGGGGGACTGCCCGGCCACGTCGTCCGGAGGCGTCAGGCGGAAGGGATGCCCGACGTAGGTCTCGCCGTTGCTGATCCAGTCTCGGGTGTCGTTGACCAGGCGCAGGGTATCGCCCGACGCCGGCCAAGTGATCTCGAGGAACAGGAGGACGCTGTCGGTGTCGGTGACGCGCTGGCGGCGCTCGATGAAGGTCATCGCAGGTACTCCAGGGTGACCTCGCGCGCGCACCAGCTGAAATCGGGGATCAGCGGCACGAGCTTGCCAATGTTTCCGCCTTTGAACCGGGCACTGATCGTCACGCCGGTGCGCGGGTGTTCCATGTCGAACCAGCCGATGCGCTCGATCGTGTCGAAGTACCAGGCCTCGAAGCTGGCCGCGTCCGCCTTGGATTCGAACAAGAGCCGGCAGTTGATCTCGGCCAGTACCTTGGAGTTGATGACGCGCTGCTTGGGCACGCCGCGGTCCATCTCGACCCGCTCGACGGACGGGTCGAAGTCCTCGGTGAACCCGTCGAACAGGATGGTCACGTAGGAAGGCAGGGTCGCCATCAGCTCGTCGCCTCCCGCAGTCCGAACCGGTTGCGCAGCACGGCCGCGCTCTTGCCGCCGCTGGCCAGGTCATCGGCCAGCACATCGACGATCAGGCGGCGCAGCTCCGTGCCGTCGGGGCCGCGCGTGCGCTCCTCGCGCGTGCGCACCTGCCCGCCGGTGTAGTTGTTCACCTGCACCTGCACGTTGCCGCCGCCGGCCGCCGCGCCCTGGACGGGCATGACCCGCCCAGACTGGCCGGGCACGAACAGCTCGGGCTTGCCGCCCTCGCCGACCAGGTACGCCTGGCCGGCCATCACCGGCCCGCCGGCCGCGCGGCCGCCGCCGGCGAACTTGCCAGCGAAGCCGGCCAGTGCGCCCACCAGGCCGCCGGAGCCGGTGTTGCGCTGGCCCCAGGCGCCGATGCCCTCGAAGATCTTGGCGGCAGCCGCCTCGGCCACCATGCGGCGCAGCGCATCGGCGAAGCCGCGCACCATGCCGCTGACGCCATCCTTGAACGGATCGAACAGGAAGTCGGCGAAGTGCGACTGCATGTTGCGGGCAGCCTGTTTTGCGTACTCGCTCATGCTGTCGGTAGCCTTTGCCATGCGCGCAATCGATGCGTCGGTGGCCTCCTGCGCGGCCTGCGCCCACACCCTCTCGATGTCGGCCATCTCCTCCTGCCAGTCGCGCCACTGCGCGGCCTCGCGCAGGATCGCCGCCTGCTCCTCGCTGATACCCTTGAGCGCGCCGTACTGGATCTCGTAGTTGAGACGCGCCAGCTCGGTGTTCTGGCCATGCAGGGCGATCCCGCGGTTGAGCCGGTCGAGGTAGCCGTCGTACGCCCGCGCGAGCTCCTCGATCGCGCGCTTCTGCTTCTCCGCCGCCTCGGCCGAGGCCCTCTTGCCGGCGGTGGCTTTCTCGTCGGCCTCTATCGCCTTGATCAGCTCGCCGTAGGCGTTTCTGATAGCCTCACGCTCAGCGTCATTCCTTGCCGCCGCAAGCGCCTTCTCCTGGTTGAGCTTGGCCAGCTCCAGGCGCGACAGGCCGTAGGCCGCCGCCTGCTCGCGGACCTTGTCGATCTCCCGCTGCAGGTCGGCGCTGATGGTCTTGCCGTAGCTAGCAGTGGCTGACATCTCGGCCTCGGTGGCGCTCGGCGCGGGCACGTCGGGCGCCGTGACCGTCGGCCGGGGGGTGTTGTAGAAGTCGGCGATGGCCTTGCGCAGGTCGTTCAGCCGGGCCCGCAGAATTTCCAGCTCCCGCTCGGCATTGTCGACACTCTTGCCGCCCGCGCGCCCGAGCGTCGGGTCCCGCCCGACGGCGTAGGGGTCGGCTCTGCCGAGGCCAGACAGCGCCCGGCCAACGCGCCCCTTGGCCAGGAACGCGTCCAGCTCGCCGATGCGCGCATGGATGCGCTCGTACTCCTGCTCCATGCGCACCGGGTCGTCAAACGAGGCGCCGTGGCGCCGCGCGGCGAACTCCTCGCCCCAGAAGCGGGTAACCTCCGCGCTCTTGGCCAGGAACTCGGCCAGTTTCGACGTGGCCGTCACCACCCCGCTGACGAAGGTCTGGAAGCCGTCCCGCACTTCCTGCGATTCCAGCGTGCGCGCCAGGCCGGCGATCGTCTCGGCCAGGCCAGCACTGGCCCCGGCCGCCTCGTCCGCCGAGCCCACCAGGTTCAGCAGCGCGTTGCGCACCTCCTGCGTGGCGCGGGAGACGGTGAGCGGCATCTGCCGGAACTCGGCGCCGATCTTGTCGGAGGCGTTGAGCATCGCCGCTGCGAACTGCTCGGAGCTGATCTTGCCCTCGTTGACCAGCTTGCGGACTTCGCCGAAGCTGACGCCGAAGTAGTCGGCCAGCGCCTGCACGATGCGCGGGCTGGACTCGATGATGCTGTTGAACTCTTCCGCGCGCACGGTGCCGCCGGCCAGCGCCTGCGTCAGCTGGCGAATACCGCCGGCTGCCTCCTGCGAGGTGGCACCGGACACGATGAAGGCCTGCGTGACCGTTTCGGTCAGCTGCGCCACCTGCGCCTGCGACAGGCCCAGCTGGGCGGACGACTGCGCCAGGCGGCCGTAGAGGTTGACCACGCCCTCCAGCTCGGTGCCGGCGCTCTGGGCGATGCGGAACGTGGCCCGGTGCGCGGCGGTGAACTCCTCCTGCGACTTGGTGGCCAGCCGCAGCCGGGCGCTCATGTTGGCCGCCGCATCCGCCGCGTCGAGGTAGGCGCGGGTGACGCGCGCCACGGCGGCCGCACTCAGGACGCCGGCCGCCGCGCGCCAGGCGCGCGACAGCCCGTCGGTGGCGCGCTCGGCCTTTCCGCTGGCATCGGTCAGCCTGTCGAGGTCGGCGCTTGCCGACTTCGCGCCGCGACTGTCGACCTTGATGATGAGGCTGGCGGTTTCGGTCATGTCAATCTCTTGCGGTCAACGTGCGCCAGCACGTCCAGCTCCCAGCGCGCGAAGCGCCGGCCGGTCAGGCGGGCATAGGCCTCGAACGAGGCCCAGTCGATCGGCGCCGGGAACTGGCCGATCACCTGCATCAGCGGGGCAAATTCAGCGGGGCACTGCGGCTGCGACCGCAGCAGTGCGGGCTCAGGTGCGCCCGCCTTCATGGCGGCGCGCAGGTGCTCGCGGAGGGTGCGCCCGTCCGGCTGGCGGGCGCTCAGGACTCGCTCTGACTCGATCCAGCGGTCGAGCTGGTCGAGTCGTTCCCGAAAAAACGCTTGGAGTCGGCGGCAAACTTGTCGAGCACCTTGCCGATCTGCGGCGCCTCGCGCAGCCAGGCCGCCACGTTCTCCGGCGTGCAGGGTTCGTCGAACGACCAGGCCGCGACCAGTGCGGTCCACAGCCTGATCTGCGCCTCGCGCTTGGCGGCCGCGATCTTGGCGGGGTCGCCCTGCGCCGCCAGCACCGCCTCGCTGACCTCGGCGACCGCGACGTCGTTGGCCTCCTGGAAGGCGTCGGACCAGACGTGCCGGACCTGCAGCCAGTGCTCGGTGGGCGAGCCGTCAGGGGCGTACAGCGGGAGCCGCACGCCCTCGTTGGCCCGGGCGCGGGTATGGAACAGTTCGAGGCCGGCCATTCGTCAAGCGCTCCGGGAGATGGTGACGGTGGTCTGCGCCGTGCCGTCGTAGCCCGCCGAGTACGTGAAGGTGTTCACGATCGCGTCGGGGCCCGGCACGGCGTCGTCGGCCTGCGTGTAGATGACGTTCGGGAACGTGAACGTGTAGGTATTCGTCCCGTCCGAGAACGTCTGGCTGATCGACGTCGCGGTTTCGTTGAGAAATTTGGCGTAGAGGCCGCCGCTCTCCCGGTAGGCCGACAGCGTGCCCGAGGCGGTGAAGATGCCGTTCTGGACCTTGAAGGCCGCGCGGTTGTGCAGGGTGAACAGCGGCGCCATGCCGTTGTTCAGGGTGAAGTTGTGCGAGGTGGCAATGGCCAGGGTGTTGCCGCCCTCGCTGATGCTGCCCACGCTGGTGACCATCGGTTCGCTCGTGGTGGCCGCGGCGAAGGTGGCCTCGGCGGGCACGGTGTACGGCACCGCCTCGGTGCCGATCACGCCGAAGGTGAACATCACGCGGGCATCGATGTCGGCCGCCACCGACAGGGTGTTGAGCCGGCAGCCCCTGTAGATCACGTCCTCGCCGGTGTCCGTGTGGCGCTTGAGGATGCTGATCGAGCGCACGGTCGAGCCGACCTTGAGGGCGTTGGCCGTCCAGTCGGCCTGCTGCATGAGGATCGCCAGCAGCTCGTCGAAACTGCCGTCCGACAGCTCGCACACGATCTCGCCCTGCGTCGAGTAGGTGCCCTGCTTCGCCGGCGGGCGCTGGCGCAGCGAGTTGATCTCGGCCGATTCGACCTGGGCGACGTTGCGCGTCAGGCTGGCGGTGTTGAAGCGGATGGGCAGGAAGTCCGGCTCGGCGGGCGTGGTGCCGGGCACGGTCTCCTCGACGTAGTAGTAGCGGACGGCGGAACCGGATGCGGCCATGGCTTAAACCTCGGGGCGGGTGGAGAACGCCGAGTAGCGGACAGACACGCTGACGCGCTGCCAGCCGTCGACGCGGCGGATCTGGGAGACGTCCGCGCGGGTGACGCGGACGCTCTGGTTGGAGTGGGCGAACCGGCGGCCGGCGACGAAGTAGCCGCGCAGCTGGTCGGCGTGTTGCAGCAGCGTGGCGCGCGGGTTGCCGCCGGACTCGGGCACGTTGACGTCGATCTGGAACACGCCGACGTGCTCGTCCATGCCACCGGCGCCGAGCGACGCGACGTCAGCGCCGGCGCGCAGGTGGGTCAGTTGCGCCCAGGGGCCGGACGACGGCGGCGTGAACGCGAAGCCCTCGGCGGCGATGCGGCCGGTGAACGCCGGGCCAAGCGCCGCCACCGCGGCGGCCTCGAGCGCGCGGTCGATGCTTGCTTCGGACATGGGTCAAACCTTGTGCTGTCGCGCCGCGGCGCTGAGCAGACGCTGTACGCGGGCCATGGACACGCGCACCATGCCGGCGGGGGCCTGGCGGCTCCACCCGTCGAACTCGATGCGGTGCGCGTACGGCAGGTTGTTGGCCAGGTACGTGACGGATCCGGCGCCGCCGATCGCACCTGCGATGGCGACCATGGTCGTGTTGCCGTCCTTGTCCGTGCTGGTCAGCGTCCCGCGCACCGGCACGTTCTGCGACGCCTGCCAGTTGGCCTTGAGCCGACCGGTGTCGACCGGCGTGCGCTGCACGACCTCGAAGAACAGGTCGAACGTCACCTTGCGGACCACGGCGTCGACCGAGGCGTTGGCCTTCTTGGCGAAGCGGGCCACGTCAGCAGCAAAGCCGGTCATCTGGTGGCGTTCGCGGTGTAGAGGACGGGCACGCCGGCCGGCGCCAGCGGCTCGACGGATTCGAGCTGCCAGACGGTGCCGTCGGCCTCGATCAACTTGGTCAGCGCGTCCGGCTGGAATGCCGCATCCGGCGCGATGTAGGCCTTGCGGTCGCCCTGGCGGATCATCTGACCGGCCGCCAGCCTGTCGCCGTTCGAGTACGGCAGCAGCGCGGCGCGGACGGGCGCGGTCTGCGTCACGTCCGGCGAGGTCACGCCGGTGGCCGGGTCGTAGCCGCCGGCCACGGTGCGGGTCAGCGTGACCGTCTGGCCGAACTTGTCGAGCAGGCGCGCGGCAGTATCGGCCGCGCGGGCGTAGTTGAAGGCCACGTCACGCCCTCACTGCCGGGATGAATGCAGCCGCGGACCGGAACAGGCCGGCCGCGCGCAGCGCCGCCTCGACCGCGGCGTACCGCGTGCTCTGCCGGGCGCCGTCGGCGTACGTCACGGACAGCGGCCCGATCGTCTCCTGCTTCACTGCCGGCCCCTGGTCGGCCAGCAGCGG